TAGGGAGGAGGTCATAATGGAATACAAGCTGTATCTCCACCTAAGTGGTCTAATAAATGATATAGAAGAACTGCGTGGCAAAGACCTAGTGTGCTGGTGTGCTCCCTTACCTTGTCATGCAGATATTCTATTGGAGTTAGCAAATGACTGATACCTTACGCTCTTGTATCATAGCTGAAGCTGGCTATTCTTTTATCTCACTTGATGCCTCCCAAATCGAATTGTTGGTCTTAGCTTACCTTAGTGGAGACCCCCAAATGCTGGAGGACTTGGAAACTGGAGACCTTCACATGGGAACTGCCATCCGTATGTTTGGCTGGACAGATGATGTGGAGGAGATGAGGTCTAGGAGGTACAAGGCTAAGCAAGGTAACTTCGCTATGGTCTATGGTGCTGATGAATTTAAGCTTGCCCTTATGCTGGAGTGTACAGAGGAGGAAGCCCTAGTATTTATGGCAGAGCACAAGGCTGCTTATCCTAGACTCTACGAATGGATAGAGGAAGAGAAGGTTAAGGCTAAGAAGTGTGGCTATGTAGTGAGTCCCTTTGGTCGTATCAGACCTATCCCTGAGCTCTATGCTGGTAGCTTTAGAGCAAGGGAAGCTGCTGAAAGGGAGATAGTTAATAGTATTGTGCAAGGTATGGCTGTGGATATTGTTAAAATGGCTGGACTTTATCTAAGGAATATGTTAGACTATTCTGTAAGGTTTGTATTACAAGTACATGATGAATGGTTATTGGAATGTCCAGATGAATTGCTTTCACAATCCATAGAGATATGTAAAACCCTAGCACACTATATCCCACAGTATCCATTCACAGTTAAGATAGGGAAGATTTATAATCAATTAGAGGAGGTAAAATGAAGCGGTTTGACAGTATAAGATTAAGTTTCATTGGTCTTGGGATATTCAAGACAAAGAGTTATACATTGGGATTTCAGATAACTTACTATGGTAAAGGTATATCCTTTGTCCTGTCTCTACCAAGAATGGAGTTAGAACTTTGGATAGAGAAGAACTAGTGAGTGAAGTATCACCCCCACTAATACTACATGGAGATAGCCTTGAAGCCCTAATGGGCATGGGTGAGGGTATAGCAGACCTAGCCCTCATAGACCCACCTTATTTTGACTACAAGACTGGACATAGGAAAGATAAGGGGGGTAAGCTAAGCCAGTCCTTAGTCCAGCAAGATAGGGCTGACCAGCTACGCACAGTTGAGGAATGTATCCGTGTCCTCAAGATGGATAGAACCTTCTGGTTCTTCACCAACTGGCAAGAAGCTTGGTGGTTTCAAGCTAAGTTTATGCCAAGAGGACTTATTAGGAATCAGATAATTTGGAACAAGGGTAACTGGACTGCTGGTGATTTGGAAGGGAGCTTTGGCAACATGTATGAGGTTATCTTCTTTGGTGTCAAGGGACAGTGGAAGCTCAAGGACAAGAGACTTAATGATTTGGAATCTTGGGACATACCAAGAGTAGGAACTAATAGGTTACATTCAACTGAGAAGCCAGTAGACTTATACAAGCAGATAATAGAACTAACCACTGAGCCTGGGAACATAATCATAGACCCTTATGTGGGTTCAGGTGCTAGTGCTGAAGCAGCCAAGTTGACTGGTCGTAACTATCTTGGCTGGGAAATAGATGAGGATTATTATAAGATAATCCTGAGGAGGTTAAGTGAATGAAGAAAGGATACCGTCTGGTATAAACTACAACAGACTATTAAAGGAGGAAATCATATGGTTGTTTAACCATAAATGCAAGCACAACCATAGGTACACAGAACATCCCCAATGTTTCCTTGAGGAGTACAAGGATAGGATAGGCACAGTAGAGAAGGTAGGCTTCTTGGATATAGAAGCCACTAACCTCGCAGCTGACTTTGGCTATATACTGTGCTACTCCATCAAGGAACTAGATGGTGAGCTAAAACATAGGTTGGTCACACCACTGGAGATAAGAAGCTACACCTTTGATAAGGGTGTTATGAAGCAGTTCCTCAAAGACATTGTACCCTTTGATAGATTGGTGGGCTACTACTCTAAGGACTACCGCTTTGATGTTCCTTTTCTCAGGACTAGAGCACTCAAGTGGGGGCTAGAGTTTCCTGAGTGGAAGGATTATCTTTTTACTGATGCCTATGATTTAGCTAAACCCAAATTGAGGCTTCATAGGACTAGAATGGAGAATGTCTGTGACCTATTAGGTATCCCTTCTAAGGAACACCGCCTTAATCCTGAGGTGTGGCAACGAGCACAGGCTGGCTCTCAGCAAGCTCTAGCCTATATACTGAAGCATTGTGATGAGGATGTGCTGAGCTTAGAGGGTATATACAAGAGGCTCAACCAGTTCAGTCGGACTAGCAAGACTAGCATTTAAGGAGGTATGAATGAGAGAGAAGGCAACAGAAGAGTTATATAAGATTCTTGCAAATCAACGAGATTCCTTCATAGATGAATATGGTCTGGATATAAGAAAGTCTAGGACATGGGAAGAATTACCAAGGTCAAGCAAAGGATATTGGCAAGAGAGAGCTGACCAACTCCTCACCATCCTAAGCAATGAGAAATAAATGGTTGAATATTCAGAAGATGGGGAGGCTGGCTATATTGTCCTAGCTGAAGAGGACTATACCAAAGCAGTAGGTCAACTAAGACTAGCCATTGGTGCTGTCCTCTCTGCTTTCAACATGTATGGTATGAATGTCTTCATTCCTGGAGCCCAAGTAGAGCTAGTCCAACTAGCAGAGGATTTTGGTCAAAGAGTCCGAGGGGTAGACAAGCCCATATCTATCGAGTATATAAGGAGGAATGGAAGATGTGGTTAGCTATGATAGAGTGGTATGATTCCTGTTCAGGTATGGGCTGGCAGAGAAGAATAGAAAAAGAGCATATTGATATAATCGTGAGCTTTGGTATTGTTGTGAGGGAGGATGATAAGGAAATAGAGTTAGTCCCAAACATCTCCTGGACACATAAATTACACCAGATTGCCATTCCTAAGGGAGCTATAAAGAGGATAAGAAAACTAAATGTTAAAAGTGAATGAGACTTGGAAGAGGTCTCTACATGGAAGACAGATAAGGAGGAACAATGAAGAAGCTCCCAATGTGTAAATACTTCACTACCAGTGGCTACCCTAATTTCAATCCTGAGTGCCTAAAGAGACACAAGGCTAGTAAGAAATGCCATGAGGAAAGGAAGGACTGTGCAGACTATGAGTGCTCATGGTCTAATGATAGGAGGTTAACTAAATGAGAATTTATATTGCAGGAGCACTGAGCTCCAAGGAAAAGAATGACAGGAATCCATCAAAGGTAGTTACTGACTATATTGCTAACTTATCTCATATGTGTAAGGTAGCATCAGTAGTCAAGAAGAAGGGACATATGCCTTATGTTCCTGGGATGGACTTCATGTTAGGTCTAGTCAATGGGAACTGGGAAGAAGATGAGTACCGAGGGATAGGTATGAGCTTCCTCGAAGTTTGTGATGCCATCCTTATATCTTCTATGAGCTGGGGAGTCCAGAAAGAATTAGACAGAGCAAACGAGCTCAGTCTTAAAGTCTATGACCACATAGAAGACATTCCAACTTTACAATAAACTACGCACTAGGATGCGATTTAAAGGGGGTTAAATCTTTTTGACTACCCATAACACCTAAAAGGGATTCAATGCCCACTTTGTTTTGGTCTACCACTGCCATTTTCATTGTTCAAGGCTCTTTTTAAGTATTGACAGTTCATACAGAGAGTTTGGTATCCTAAAGGATAACCATTCTTTTTTAGCCATTGATAAAGGATAACACCACTTCCTACCCCAGTTAAGTGCCTTTGAATACGCCCCCCTCCATCTATATGGTCAATGCTTAGACAGGGTAATTGTTTCTCTCCGCAACTGACACAGGCAAGTACTCCCTTCCCATAGTGAGTAAGGACTTCTTCTTTTAGCCTTTGATAATAAGTTTTTGACACATTCTGGTAGTACCTTTGACAATATTGTTTCTGAGTTTCAGGGTCTTTATAAGGCACATTAACTCCTTTGTTCAGCACTCGCTCTCTGGGTAGAAAATTCGGGTCTGAAACCAAGAGCTGCAAGGAACTCATTTATTTTGGACTGACCACTAGCAAGATACCTGCCAGTAGCCTCTAGGTATTGGGCAGCAATAACACCAAGCTGTGTTGCTTTATCTATCTGAGACCTATAATAAGACACCCCAGCATTGGCTAACCCAACTTCATTCTCAAACTTATCTATGAGCCTTGATGCCATTGTTATCCTCTGGATAGCCTCATTAACATAGCTATTCCCTATGGTGGTATCTCTGGCTGCATCTTGCTCATAAGCCAGGGCTAGTGCTATTCTTCGTTCAGCTTCCTTCTCATAGGAATCTGCTATATCAGTACGATGCCCAGCATAGTCACCAAAGACTGCACCAGACTTTTCACCTCTGGTGGCTGCGTTGATAAGGTCGTCACCAGATTCAAGATAAGCTATGGCAGCAGTTAGCTCAGTGCCTACTTGGTCTAGGGCTGTATCTGCATCTCCCAATGGGACATCCATTGAGCCTAGCGTAGTTACTGCAGCAGCAAACCTAGCTATGGCAGCGGTCAAAGCAGTCCCTGCAGCAGTAATATGGCTGGTTATATCTGGTGCAGAGGGGAAAGTTACAACTGATATTGCACCAAGAGCAGTGATAGCACCATCTAAAGTAGATATGACTGTATGAGTGTACTGCTCAGCCTTAAAGATAAGTGCCTGACCAGCTGAACCTATGATAACTATATCATCTAGGTGGACTGGATAGTTACCTTCAGCAGTGGGTGTGGGTGGAGTCCAAGCACCAAGATATATAATCCTGATTTCATCATCAGCTTTTAGGCTATGGTCTTCCCTGAATTTAAGATACTTACCTATCACATCGAAGGTAACTACAGGTGGGGGTGTGGTAGTAGTAGTGATAGGGTATTCTACTCTTTCAATCTTGATATAGTCAGAAAGGATTGTACTGATATCCAGAAGGTACTTGTCTTTTATCATTGCAGCTGTAAGAACTTTCTCGGCTAAGTTCCTATAAGGAGTGAGTCTAGACATCAAGGCAACTGTCTTGACTATTGCTCTTGTTATCTCATCATTATCAGTCCACACTGTCTTAGCCTTATCCCCAAGCTCTATCCTTATACTATTAGTCATATCTTCTAAATACATTCTTCCTCCTTATGCTCCTTACATACAGGAAATCTCCGAGTGATTATCTTCGTACCTTTATACATATAGAAGTTATACCTCCATTGAGGCTCATAGCGGAAGATTTTCCTACACTTATCACACTCATAGGCTATGTCTTTTGTATTCCATATTACACCACCAGTTTGTAGACTCCTACTGAGAATAGTACAAAGAGTATTACTCCAAGGACTATCCCAGGGACATAGTAGTGATGCTCAGAACGAATATCCTCAACTAGCTCATCACTTGGTTCATGCTTATCCAGCCAAGGGAATAAGACTAGGAAACCCCTACAGAGTCCCTCTACTGCAGCATGGAACTCTTCATAGGTGTTCATAAACTCCCAAGGACTAAACCACTTAAACATTTATCCACAGAGCAACATTAAGCTCCACTCCTCTGGGACAAGATATACATTGTCATTCTGAGGCTCAATTATCTTGACTATGCCATCCTTGAAGTAACTTATCACTGCATGACCACCTTGAGGCATATTAACCCAAGTTATAAATATGGGCATAGCTGCAGTCCTTAGGTCTGTATGGAAGACACCATATAGTCTAAAGGTGAAATCATCACAGTCAAAGTCCTCAGCTACATACTTCTCTAGGTCAGTCTTATCATGCTCAAGGATATCAAGTATCATGCCCTCGTCAGCTTCCTGATAGTATTGGTCAGCAAACTTAAAGACCCCTTGGAAGCTAGCAAGTAAGAACTCCCACCAAGACATTCCGAAAGCCCTTTGATAGGCTTCCATAATTGTTGAGGAACTTATTGTCCCCCTTACTGTATTACGATACCTCATGTTACCTCCCTCTTATTGAATTTATAGCATACTTAGCACCAGCACCGATACCATACATACCTGTTAGGGCTAAAAGCCCATAAACAAGTTTATCATGGAGTCCAGAACTAGCTGGTACTAGCACAAAGGACAGTACAGTTACAACACCTACTGTCACTATTGAAGCTCCTTTTGCAAAATCAAACATATTATACCTCCTTTACGTTATTTTACTCGCATTTGCTGTATTTGTCAAGCCTACACTAGACCCCCAGCAAAGCGTCTCTCGTCTCCATCTGCATCTGTATAGTGGACATATGAACCTTCTATCCACAGATATCCTGGGGTTAATCCCGAAGTCCCAGTTGTTGAGCCTAATATTCTCCTTTTAGCTCCACTAGAATCTATGTAATAAAGGTAGTCACTCTGTATCCAAAGATATCCAGGATTCAAACCAGTACCTCCTGGTAGTCCACCTTCTGTTACTCTCTTTCTCCCACTAGAATCTAGATAGGCAAACTGAGTACCTTCCACCCAGATATATCCCTTTGGTAGATTTATTATAAGTTTATGCCTAGCTTGTTCATTATCTAGGAAAAACTCTTCATATCCAGAACTAAGAGGGCAGTTCCCTACTTCACTACCTTCAGTATCCACCTTGAAAGCAAGCTTAACAATTCCCCCTGCTTTGCCAGCCAAGAAAGTTAGCCCTGCTGAATTAAACACTATTTCAAAAGGATAATATTCATCAACTCCACCCAAGTCAGGAATACTACCAAAGCCAAGAACTGTGGTTAAATCTCCAATTTGTCCATAGCCAGCTACTCCAGTTGATATGTATGTCCCATCATAAACTTGAGCTATGATTCCACTATCCTTGGTAACCCATGCACCCTCACTAGCTAGTATTGCATCCTCTACAGTTCCAGCCAAACCAGAGAGGTCATAGAAGCACAAGCCTCGACAAATTCGGAATTTCTCAGGTATATAACTCTGCCCAATAACAATGTAGCCTGTTGGATTACTGATAACAATATCAGCATTATTGGCATTGTAAGCAGCACTGTAGGTAGCTGCACAATCATCACCATAGTTAGCTATATAGCGTTTTACCTCGAATTGATGCCTTGATGTAAAGTTAAATATCATTACTGTCCTTTACACATCATACATATCTGTGCCTACTGGGATTTTGAGTCTCGATGCATAGTAGCCTCCTTTGAACTGATAGGTAGGAGAGCCTAAACTATCTGTATTATTAGAAGCAGGGCGAATGATATTTGAGCCACTGTCTAATATAATATCTACACCTGGGGAAGGGGTAGACATGGAAACTATATAGAGCCCATCTGCGTGTGCATAAATCCCTCCTCTTAGAATTTTATCATTATCTGTGAACCTCAAGGCAGCACCAGAAATAGTAAGGTAAAGAGAATCCAGCATAATAGCACCACCACCAGCATAAAGCTTACCATCAGTTCCTGAATACCACTGTACTACATCACTTGTGTAACCAGCTATCCTACCTACACCACCTTCTAACCACATTCTCCAGCCAGTGAAATCAACACCTAGTTCACCTGTGCCAATCCTTATTTCACCAGCATTGACAAGTCCAAGGTTGGCTGTAATAGCAGATAGAACATCTACAAATAAGTCTGGTCCCTGAGAGCCAATCACTATCAGAGCTGGTTCACCACCGACTCCCTTCTTGAAGAAGCCAATGAGTATTCTTTCATGGGATATGGTATTACCAAATGTTTGTGTCCACTCTATTGTGCCAGTATCAGCTTCTACATCATAGTAGGCATAGTAGACATTAGCATTAGCTAAGTTCTTAGAGCCAGAATCCACACTGAACACAGAACCATCAGCTGTCTTAATATACCCTGATGTCCATGATATATCATCATCATCTACAGCAGTGAAATCAATATCAATTACTGCTGGTAGATAAGCAGGTTTCCAATCAATAGGTATCCCTGGGACTGAGGGTTGGTCACCTACATCAACTAATGGAGCTGCATCATTACCACCAGGAGGTGTGTATCCTCCAGTGACACCACCTAGTTGTAGGGTTATCCGATAGACTCCCCTATCATATTCCCTGATTATTCTATGGATATAGCCTGTAGTAGTCCTTGTAGGACTGTACATATTATCTTGTATCTCTACCTTATCGAAAAGTTCAAGGCTACAGTGCATAGGTGCTGTCACTATACCCTGACTTCTTTCACCCTGTATCTTATCCAAAGCTCCCTCTGCTAGTGCAGTAAGCTCAGCAGTAGAAGACCTACCATCCATATCAAAGTTAGCAAGTAGGTAGTGCCTGTCAACATAGACACCTAGCTTAGTGTAGGAGTCTGAGTCCACAGCTGGAGTCCCACTAATCCAATCATCACCAGCAGCGTTAAGGGCATAGAAGGTGACTCGGTTGGGTATCACCACTGCAGCATCCTCAAGATTGTTAAAGATAAGGTCAGCTGCATTAAAGGAGTACACAGTAGCATGAGTACTAGGTTGATAAGTCCCAAATGTCCCACCAGTCTTCCACTTAGCATAACACTTAGTCATATCAAAAAGTTGTCTAGCACCTGATACTGGGTTAGATATCCTAACAGCTGGCTTACGAGTATCAATTATCCCATCATCATCGTCTTTGGTTATGGTCATACCAATAGTACCAAAGAGGTCTCCAAGGATTTCAAAGATAGTCTTATCATAATTGGCTGTAATAGCAGTCTTCAAGGCTGAAGGAATGTCCTCACCAGATGGTAAAGTTCGTTTATCTAGCTCTGAAGACTGCTGCCAATTTTGGTTATAGGCTGCCATAGCAAGGTCAGCATTGACCTGTGATAGCAAGCCCCAAGCATCTATACAGTTCAGTTGAAGAAGTAGTTTTCCCTCTTTGGAGATAAGTTGCTGATTATGAACCCATACAGGAGACACATTGGAGCCAGAACCACCAATAAAACCATGATAGATAGTAGCCTCAGAACCCTTATAGTCTTTTGAATTAAGGGATTCGTCTGAATTATCAATCTCGATAACATATTGACTCCCCCAAACCTGCTCATCCTCATAGGCTCTAGTGAGTCTACCTCCATCTTGGGTAGTATAGGTATCCCCACCAACTGTTATACGCTGGTCTGGGTGGGCAGCTGGTGAACTTTGTGTTGCTCCTGTTCTCACTTATCCTCCTATTATACTTGGAGATTGAAGCCACCATTCTCTAATGTGACTCTGAGAGTCTCACCAGAACCATCAGTAACCTTACCCTTAGCTCTGTACCAGCCCAGTATGGCATCAATAGCTGTTTGGTGGTAGTATACATACATTCCCTGGGAGTCATAGACCATAGCTTCACCATCAACAATAGTTGCATCAGCCTCATCATAGAGGTAAAGGATAATAGCCTCTGGGTCATATAAAGCACCATTTGAAGTCAGTTTAACTTCAGCCCATATTGGGACTGTTTCACCTCTTTGCCAATCTCTTCTAATCATATCTTCTCCTCCTGTCCGTATTGTAACACAATGGTAGGGTTCTGTAAACATACTAACATTGTGATAAGTTTTTGTGGAAAGCCACATTCTAAGTAATCTACCAATCAGTGAGATATATATATTGGCAACTGTGCCTAGCTTAACTCCATCAGTATGACTGAGGGACATAAGAGCTTCAAGGAGTCTAGAGTCCCCTATCTTTAATCTATCAATAACTGCTGGTAATATATCAACTAAGCTAGAGGTACTATCACCTACCTCTAATCCATCTGCGGAGAGCAAGCTAGTGAGCATCCCTATCAGGGAAGAGTCACCTACCTTTGTACCATCTGATGTTTGAATATCTGCTAGCATCTCAATAAGGTGTGTATCTCCTGCCTTTAGACCCTCTACAATAGCTAAATAGAGAATAGCTTCTCCGTATGTAGTAGAATCGCCTAGCTTCACCCCATCTGATTGAAGTAAATTGGCAAGCATCTCCACTGAGCGAGAGTCCCCAAATTCTAAACCATCACTGATTATCAGTTTAGCTAAGAGAGAGAGACTATCACCCAGCTTTGTGCCATCGGTAACAATAAGGGGTAAGATTAAGTTTACAAGAGTAGAATCCCCAAGCCTTATGCCATCAGTAGTGATAAGATACCAAATAAGATTGTAAAGAGGGGTATCCCCTACCTTCAAGCTATCACTAGCTAGCAAGCTGGCTAAGATGGAATGACTATCTCCAATCTCCAAACCATCAGCCCTGCTTATCATTCCAAAAGGATTATTTGTATCCCCTGACTTAAAACCATCATCTATTGACAATCCAGCAAGCATACTCTTGAGGCTACTATCACCCATTGAGATTAAATCGGTAATACTTAGTTGAAAAGCTTCTTCTCCTGCAGCCTCAATTAAAATACCATTATTGGTATTTGTGAATAGGTCATGAAGGTCAATATTAAACCAGAAGGGTTGAAACTTACCACCCCAGGCAGCCTTCATAGCACCAGCACTAATCCACCTCTCATCATCCTCGGCATCAGCCTGTAGTGCTTCCTGTCCTCCCCAATTAGCACCTCCATCAACAGACTTCTGGTAAAAAGCCTTTACGAAATTGCCCATATCTGTGCCACCAACATAGGCAACATAAATATCGTCATTGACCTGATTGATAAACACAGAAACCAGAGCATACTCAGCTGTATCAGTAATTATGTTGGTCTTTGCTGTAATGCTCCCTGCTCCATTTATGTCCCAAACCATCAAATCGGAGGTAAGATTATCAAACCTACTCCACGCAGCAAAGATAAGGTGTCCATCAGTCAGCCGAACTTGTCCATCCATCTGTAGATGATATGGATGGTCAATCATCAGTCCAGAAAAGGCTTGTTCTGACCAGCTATCTCCAGAGTCATCATAGGTTTTAAGCGATATTGCGTTCGCAGACCCATCCCAAAATGCAGCCCACACATCTTGATTATCCACTTCGTTGCCTGGAAATAGTAATATAAAATCACCAGCAGCTTCCCAGGGTGATGCTTCGCTAGTCCACGTAGTAGCATCTGGTGAAGTATAAAATGAGTAAAAATGAACTTGGTCTGAGTCTCGATAATGAAGAGCAACAGCAAAATTACCACCCCTGGTTTTAGTTATGGATATCAGCACATAATCCCACCTCACTACTGTGTATATTGCTCCAGTTCCCTGGCAAGCCTCTATCTGGTCGTCTCCGCCAACTGAGTCGCCACTTGTATCCAGATACACATAATGAACATCATTGGCATCAGCGTCTATGTAGGCTATATGTATTTTAGTGCCAGCATCCCCTTCCGTTTGCCAGTCTGCCCAAGAATCAAAGTTAATTATAGTGCCTGTCTTGATATTTACAGCACCACCCCAGGCAGCTCCACCATTAGTTGTCTTTCTATATACTAGGTCAGAAGAGTCATTAATATAAATAACATAACCAGTCGTAGGGGAAGTCCAGAATACACCCCCTCTCACTGCCATATTCCATAGAGTATTCTTGGCAGCAACCTCAATCGTTACATCAGCCATCTAATACCTCTATTCTTATGTATTAGCTGATTAGACTGCATCATCTGCTGCTGTGACTGTGTAGGTCAGGTTTACTACATTATCATCAACCACAGGCTGAGATGCAGCGAACTTACCAGCACATGGCATAGTACCACCACCAGCGACATTACTCTTAGTGGTAGGGGCAGACCCACCGCCTACTAAGGCTGCTCCATAGAGCGTCTTGGTGGCATTGGCTGTGAAGACTGCTTTGTTGGCTGAGTTAGTTGTTGACTCAGCAGTTGACTCTGCCTCAACATACTCAGGTCTGGTAGCTTCATCATAGGCTGCCCACTCCGTGAATACAGGCACTGCATAGGTTGTACCAGCAGCGGGTGTAGTATCAGTCTCAAATATCACACAGTACCAAGCTGTAATCTGCGTAGCAGCATGAAGATAAACATTGAGTATTGAGTTCAAACCCTCATCAGTGATGATATTCTCAGCTCTACTCTTGGAAAGCAAATTACCAAGTTTATCCTTGATTTCTATATCAAAGACACCTTTGAACTTACCCCCAGTTCGTAGGTTTGATGGTAGTTTAAGTTCTATTTTCTTTATCATATTTCCTCCTTATATTAGCTCTGTTACTACTGCCATTATTATAGCAGCTAAGATAGCTAGCGTCAACCATTTAACCCACCATAAATCTCTCTTCAGGTGGAAGAAATCATTAACTAGCCATTCCTGAAACCACTTTGGGGGAGTAACCTTGGCAGCCATTACCCACCTTCCTTTGGTGCAGCAGGTGTACCTCCTGTCTTGCCACGAGCCATCTCATGACACATAGCAATGGCCTGGTCTCTTTCTCGACCATTATTTATTTCTCGTTGTATGCAAGCAGAGATAGCTGCCTGAGTTTGGGACTTTCCCGCACCCTTCTCTAGCTTCTCAATCTCTGGTATTGGGCTCATGTTCACCTCCTTCAGTGCTTATGTTATCGTATCTGTCTTAGCTTTGATGGCATCTATGAGCAGGTCAAGTCTTCCACCATTTGCCCAGTCTGTTTGCAGTTCACCTGTGTCAGCTAGGATAGCAGCTACTTCTGTATCAACCTTGGCATAAACTTCGGCTACTCCTACAACTGTAGGAAAGCCAATATCTACATCTCTTCCAAAGTCTGCCATATCATCCTCCTTTGGTCTACAAGGAGAAGGGGGTTAAATCCCCCTCCCCCTTGGCTACCAACCTAATCAAGCTTAAAGTGTCTCGAAAGCATTGTCTGTGAGGAGAATCCACACATTACCAAAGCTATCAATCACATCGTCACAGTTACAGCGAACATATCGCTTGTTAGTAGCAAACCTTACAACATAGACACCAGGTGCCATTGTTGGGGAAGCTACTGTAGTTCCTACACCATAGGTCTTAGTCCCTGCACCAGTTACAGATGAAGTCAGGGTCTTTCCTGAAGCCTCATTGAAGACATCAGTTTCAGCAGTTACTGCAATATAGAGCTTACCTATTCCACCAATGACAAGTAATTCTGGGTCATAGGCTATAAGTATTCCAGTATCAACAGTAGTTTCCTGCGTGATAGTTCCACCAATATCCCCAGGTACAAAAGCTGTAGTAGCTGTACAATACAACTCAAGCACATGGTAGTAAACCTTTGGAAAAGAGGCCACATTCTCCCAACTTCCATCTAGCTTGTCAGAAGCCTGGATGATAAGCTGGGCATAGTCGTTATTGACCAATAAAGCCTGTTCCGAAGCACTTGGCCCAAGGTAGACAGCCACTGCAGCTAGTCCCTTAGCACCTGTCTTGCGGATGTCAACTACACAGTTACCATCACTATTAGCAGCAAGGGCAACAGCTGCAACATCACTCTCATCCATTGGGACTAAGGCTCCACTATAAAGCCCTTTCAAAATCCCTTTTGCGTCAAACGCCATAGTATCATTCCTCCTTTATTTATTTTTTATGACTCAGTTACGGAATCTGGGAAGATGTCATAAAGTCTTCCAATAGACCTTGCATCTGCAAGAGCCAAACCTAGAGGCCAATCCACCTCAGTGCGGTAGACAGGCAAAGCCTCCAGTATCCCCTTGTCCTCAACTTCTAGTGGGTATTCTTGAATACCCCAAAGCAGTTCGCCAATTCCGAACTTAACCGCATAGATAGAAGTAGCTACATTACTGGTGTAAGAGCCATCTTCATCCTCAGTGTTAGTGATAATCTCAGTGGTCTGGTCAGCCTTAGTGCCAACTTCAATCATCTTAACACCTTGGTAGACATCTATCACTCGGTCAAACATATCCCTGGTATTATCCAGCAATTTCAGCTTTCGGAGCACCGCTCTAGTAGCAAGAAGTGTTTTCTTGTTCATTAGCAAGAAGTCGGGCTGGTGACCCTTAATGGAGTAGATAAGCTGGTCTAGCTTGTCTAGGAAGTTGAAAGAGTTAACATCATCATGCAGAATTCCTGCATCACGAGCAGCACCAACAGTTCCACCAAGGGCAATCTTCTGGTCAGTGTAACCCTCAGTGACCACACCATCTACTCTCTCAGCTAGACCCTTGAATTCTTCAGGGTCAACTTCAGGATTCCCATTGATGAACTTGTCATTGAACTTGTAAGCCATTGACTTCAGAGCCATAACCTGTGCGATTGCTCTCGCATCCGCAATAGTATTCTTAGCTCTAGCAATAGCCTTGTCACAGTCCATATAACAACCCATCAAGGAGATGTTCTCTACTTTTTGCTCGAAGTGTCCAATCGTAGCAGCATAACCTGCATTTATCTTACGAAAGCCAACACTAGGTAGGTCTTGTACTCTTACGATAGTAGTGGCAAGCTGCCCAATGGTCTCCCAAGGAACTAATTGCATCAGGTTGGATTCCATCAGAAGCGTGTCTATCACTGACTTCCGCAAGGTATCAGTTTCTATTTTGCTTAACTCAGCTAAAGTCCAAGCATCTGCCATAGTATTTATTCCTCCTTATTTTATTTTTTGTCAGAGCTTGCATACGCATCTCTGGCTAGTTTCATTGGTGAGCCTGTCGGCACACCTCCGCCACCTCCACCCCCTAAATCGGGTAGAGATTTTGGTTTGCCCCCTGCAGCTTTAACAGCTGCTCGCAACTCTGCCTCTGACATCTTTCCTAGTTCTTCTTCAGTGAAAGCCTTACTTTCTTTCAAGGCTTCCCTCAACTCATTGGCAGTCTTCTCTTTTCCTTGGTTGAGCTCATCCTTTACCTTCTGGAGCTCTGACTTTGCCTCATCTAACTCTTTCACAGTTTTGTCGTGCTCTTCCTTGTTGGGAGCATTTTTGAGTTGCTCTTCAAGACTTTTGGCCTTATCCCCTTCAGTTTTCAGTTTACCACCAAGGCTCTCCTTGATACCAACATACTTGTTCCAGGGAACTGTTTCTGGGTGTTTCCCATCTGCACCAGGTTTGATTTCCTCGGCATCAGGGTTATCCCCACCATCGCCTTTTTTGTCTTCTTCAGGCATTTCTCCTCCTTTTTAATGTACTGCAGTTATCTTAACATACCTCAACTATTTTGTCAAGCCCTGTCACTCTCTTGATAAATCTATTCCTAGCTCTACTTCATCCTTCCATGTTGCTCCTTCAGGAAACATAAACTTATCAATCCTGAACATATTTGCCCAAAAGACTAGAAGACCAAGTACCTCCTCATATGAAGAGCCAAGAGCCTTACTACTATGTAACTTGCCCCAAAAGAGCATCATAGCTTCCTCCTCTACATGTTCCCTTCGCCAATCTTCTCTGATAGAGGAAGGCTTTGTGGGCAGTAAGTAGTACTCTTCCCATTGGGTTTCACAGTCCTTATAGAAGACATCTAGCCCATGCGAACCAGCATAGTCTGATACAAAGATGTCAGGGAAGCCCCTAGTGGTAGAGGCCACTACCCCAGCATGGTCTTCAAGGGTGTAGTACCGACCATTTATATCCCTTGTACCAAGTAAGTCCCTAGACTCCTGCATAGTCTTTTGGGATTTCTCCCAAGCATCAGGGTCAGGGGGATTTGCACCAAGTGTGGCTTTCTTCATCTGCTCCGTTTGGGTCATATGTAGCTTGTCAAGCTCTTCAAGTGTGTAGTCCTTTTCAAACTGCTGTCTCATCCTCCTGAGCCAGTACTCATCCTGGTCTGGGGTATCTTCAAAAGCAGCCCATACATCTATAATCCTCCGATAGAAGGTGACTAACATTTCAGTTAGGTCAGATAGCTTTCCAGGTAATCTACCCCTAGCTTGCTCAGCCTGGTCCTCATCACCCCAAAGGTTAACTGCCATCCCAGCATCAGTTATGAGCTGGGTCATATCTTGCATAGCACCCACAAACAGACCACCAAATGTCCACTGGGTAAGGATACTGAATGGGTCATAAGGATTTCTCTTTCTTCCTGATAGGTTCTTCCACAGGGATGAAAATAGCTGGGCTACGATGAACAACTTTATCAAGTCATTGAAACCACCTCTGGCTTCTTCCCAAGTAGTCTCTCCCTTAAAGAGTCCAACTATCTTCTCAGCTTGCCCTGCTACTCTTATTCCATATCCTCTTGGGAACACAAACAAGTTCCATAGAGTTTCACCTGCAACACCCATCTCCACCATACCTCTTGCCCATCTAGCATACTTGAAGTGAGTATGGTCGGTGTTCCGTCTGGCTATATAAAAGGCTGCCATCTCCGCACCAGTTATATCCTCTAGTCCATCAACTCTAAGGTTGAAGGTATCATTAGCTCTAGCTAGGTAATGGGTTAGGAGAAAGTTCCTCTCAGTCTGTCTCAAGTGCATAGCACCTGAATTCTTTAGAAGTTTACCTACATCGCCATCTTTAAGGTACTGGGTAACAGCTCTTTGAGCTTTATTTAAGTAAGCAAAGAAAGACCATTGCCTAGGAAGGTAGTCAGACCATCCATAGAGATTGAGGGCATCAGCTGCTCTGTTAAGCCACCCAAGTCCAGGTAAACCAGGCTGACCTACTAGAAGCACATACTTCCTCAATCCACCAAGCTGACTGACAAAGATATCAAAGAATCTCTTAGCCTTAGCTCTCTGAATAGGAGACATATCTTGCTTGCCATGAACTAGCCATCTAATGAGCTCAGTTCTATCCATGTGAAGCAACCCAACTTGGAATGTATTTCTTAGGGATAGTACAGGCTCAAGAAAGATAGCAGTCATGGATTGTCTCCATACCCTTCTTGCTTGCTTAGTCCACCATCCATAGGAAGAGGGGATACCTTGCATAATACCCCACCATTTGTTGAGTCCATTCTTGATTTCATCCTTGTTCTCAAACTTCCAATAAGCCATATCCCATATCTTCTGGAAGTTTCTAAGCTCTGGCTCTATCTCCCATTGGATTTCCATCTGGGTTACATAGCTAAGCATCCTCTGGACTAGGTTCTTCCTGAACTTACCAAAGCCAGGGAACTCTACCTTTGTCCTCATATTCAGGGAGCTAGCTCCTATGACATACCCCATTGGGACATCTTGTACCCTAAGGTCAGGAGCAGCCATCTGTCTTGGGTCAAATCCATACTCATAAACACCCCAAGTACATCCTTTGAGGAACAGCCAAAGACTATTATATTCACCCCTATTCCTAAGCTCAAGAGCCATGATTAGCTCTGATTCCTTACCAGCCTTAACAGCATCTGGGAATCTCTTCTTTAGGACATCCACTTTAGCTTCTGTCCTCATGAACTCCAGATAGCGAACATAGGGCTTGTAAAGGTCATAGATACGCTGAATTTCATCAACAAGAGCTACTATCTCTGGGGTAAGGAGGGCATCATCTGGGTGCTCAACTCCTTGAATTTCATTCCTAGCATTGAGCTCTTGAGTAGCTACAATTAGCTGCTGTTCATCTTGTAAGATATCACGAAATTCAGGGTTCTCTGCGAAATCCTTAACAATGTACTCCTTAGAAGCTTCACTGATATTCTTAGACCTAGCAGCTCTTTCATAGACAGCAGTGAAGGGTAACCCAGTAGCTTCCTCAAGAAACTCTAGGAACTCTTCCATATCTGCTATCTCTCTAGCCATACTAAAGTGTATTGAGCCATCTGGAATGAAGTCTAGGGCTACAACACCTCTCTCATAGTCAGACATACCATCCCAACTCTTAGCTATGAAGGCTTTACCAAGGTGCATCCTCTTAGCTATGGCTAGTTTAGTCTCTTCATCAGCCGACTCCCAGCCACTCTTAGCTCGTTCTCTAAGCTCAGTGATATCCTTATTTATCTTAATGTGTTTCGCTATATCAGGATGAGTTCGAGTAGCCATATCAACCTTATCAAGCTCTGTCTTTAGGAGGACTTCTCTGGGGAGTACAATCCCAAAGGCTTTTACTTCACCTTCATCTAACCCTGGTTCAAGAGAGGGTTCTTCCTCAACCTTCTTAGCTTTCTCTTTATCCATTACCTTCCTATATATTTTTTTAGCAACTTCAGACATCTCTATTTCAGGAGGGAAGTATATATCCTTCCTAGCTTTGATATAATTGATAATATCCAATAAGGCTCTACCATTAGCAAACCTATCCTCAGCTGAGGCTATGGTAGACAGGGTAAGTTTCCCTTCCCTCATGAGAAGGGTTGCTATCATCATTGGTCTACCAGTGCTATCTGTCCTTACTAGGGCTTCACCCTCAGATATACCTATAACATGGAGAGCACTGGGCTTTCTTATATCTACTTGGTTAAGTAGTTCATCAGCCCACTCAATTAGACCCTGCCTAACAGCTTCAGGCATTGGAGTGCCCTGGACTTCCTCTGGCTCCACCTTTGGCTTTACCACTTCAGGCATAATAGGAGAATCATTCTTAGGCACTAAACCCTCGAACTCAGGTAGTATTTTACCTGTTTCTACATACGCCCTGTATTCAAGTTGAACAGCCATAACACTAGTGAATTTGTATAAGCGGTCTAACTCGTCCTTTAACTTACGAACTAGGGCATAATCGCCAGCCTCCCTTGCTTTCTCAATCTCTACCTCTAATTGCCGATACCTCTCAATTAACTCATTTCGCTTGTTTATGGTAGCCTCGGCGTATTCCTGCTCTGATATTATGCCCCTTTTACTAGCCTCCTCTTGAAGTTCCATAAACCCTAGTTTTTCAGTGGGTTTTACTGCCTCTGGGGCTACTTCCTCACCAAATAGATACTTCTTCAAGAAAATCTCTTGTTCAGCCTCAAGAACAACAAATCCTGTATCTGGGTCTGGATAACCAAGAAAATCAGGGACTGCATCACAGAAAGCCTCTTCAGCATCATGGTCTAAATCCTTCCACTTTATTGGCACAGGTTTATCTACTGTAGTCTTCTCTTTAGCATCTATAAGCTTGAGAAGGTAAGTATCACCAAAAGCCCTAGCCCAGAACTTAATCATTTCCATATTGTCAACTTTTGGCTGTAACTCCATATTCTCTAGTAGCCACAAATGAGCAATCTCATGGGCTACAATATGTGCATTTCCAGCAACTGCTTTATTTCTAAACTCTATAAGACCATCATCATAGGTCATACTGTCTACTGGGTTACCATGAGAGTCAACAAGCTTAGAGTTAATCTTTACTCTAGCTACCTTTACTCTCTGGAGGATTTCAGGGAATCCACTCACTATCTCCTTCCAACGCTCCTGAAGTTTAGTATTGAAGGTAGAATGGAACTTAGGCACATTAGGTTCTACTGGTATTGCCTCTGGCTTAACTCCACCTTCAAGCCTAGTAATCTTAGCCTTAGCTGGTGCTAGGGGTGGTTCTTCAGCCACTAACCTCTTCTTAGCTTCAAGACTACCAATGAGGGTATCCCTCTTTATGTTTAGCTCCTCTAGCTGTTCCTGAAGGGTAGTCACTATCTGTTCCAGTTCTAATATTTCCTTCTTAGTCTTAGCAAGCTCTTCAGCTCTTCCTAGTCTTGCTTCTGTATCTTCAAGAATCTTCTCAAGGTCAGTAATATTCTTACTAAGGTCTTCAAGTTGGCTCTCCATATTGGCTATCTCAGTAAGTGAGTCTTGGGATGAACCAGTTGTTCCATCCCAATCTTCATAGACTACATCACCTTGGCTAGCTTCTGTCCAAGTATTGGAATCAGGATTAGCATAAGTAGTAGCTTCATCATAAGCCAACTGCACCTGAGCCATACCTTCCTCAGTGCTAGTAAGGTAGTTAAAGGCTAACAAGTCAGCTTGGTCTTGAGACATACCATTGTCTGTAAATGTCCTAGACATATCATCTAGCTGGGCTTGGGTAGCTGCTGAAAGATGTCTCTTCATATTGATATACTCTCCACCGCCACCCATAAAGGCAAGAGGAGCCATAGTTACTAAGGATTGGGCAATAACCTCAGGCATATTCTCCAAGAGATGCCTGTTCTCATCCACAGATTGAACAATGAGGTTATGTAGAACCTCTTGTGGGACTTCCTCAAGGAATACCTCTGTGAATTCAATCTTAGCTGGTGTTACAATACCATAGTAAAGGAGCTGTTTAGCTAGTCCTCGTCTAAAGGTAGCCATAAACCCCGCAAAGAATTGGGGAGCAACAGCCTTTAGCAAAGGGATATTACCTATACATTCCATAGAACTGATAAGAGCCCCACCAGGGATAGACAACTCTGTTGCCTGTGCATAACTAGCCCCAGAAGCTATTAAATCCTGTCGTAGAGACTCGGTTTCCAAAGGGAGGAACATAGTTGTAGCTGTTGCCATACCAAGCCAAGGATTCTTAGTAAGATAAGTTACTCCAATAGAAGCTAAAGCAGCAACATACACATGAATATTACTAGCCACTTGGTAGGCAAGGTAGCCAGGGTCAAGTACATCCTTCCAGTTACGACCCCATCTCTCCACTATTCCTTCAGTCCACTCTGGTCTTGGTAACCAATTAGGATTCTCCTTGAAGAAATCAGCCATATCATCAACATAGGCTTGCTCACGAGCAAAGTAATCCTGCTCATAAGCATACTGTATCTCAATCAAGCGAGCGTCAAATGAGTCAAACTTTGTCTGCTCCTCCTTAGCTTTTGCAATACGCAAGCCAAGTCCAGTTAGTTGTCCATCAACAATGTATTTCTCATCAATGGTAAACTCACGCATATACCTCTCTGGGGTAATCTTCAATGTTACAGGTATCTCAGGGGGTTCACCAAGAGGAGCACGAGCAAGAGTCTGAACATACAGTGGAATAGCATTAAGGACATACTGTTCCCCCATATATGCAGTATTCCACATACTGATAATACCTGCTTGTCCTAGGTCTATTAAGGCGTGTTCCTTCTGTTCATCTGTTATAAGTGGCTCACCAGCTATGGATAATGGAGCTAAGTTACCTGTACCTTCATCATAGTATGCTATAACATCCTCCCCATACCAAGCATAACTATCATCATCAATGACATAAACTACTGGTTCATTGGTGGCTGGGTCTATAAGAGGAAGCCCACTTTCATCAGTGGGCATAACCCACCCCTTCCCAGCTCCTAGTATATCAAAAGCTTTGGAAGTCATTTCTGGTATAGAAGCACCTTCAGGTACATCTACTCCCAGGTCTCTTATGGCATTAAGTATCTCTTGTAGGATATTCTCTGTACCTTTCGCTACATCAAGCTCACCACCCACAGGTGGATAAGCCTGTCTAAGTGTTTGTGTTATTTCATCTATATCCTTAGAGAAAGCAACAGTGGACATAATTTGACCAGGCTGGAGTATAGGATGCTCCCCACTGATTAAAGCATCAATTTCCCCAGGAGTAATAGGTTGTAAGCCTAGGGGCTCACCTGAAGTCAAGTCCTCCTTGCTCATTCCCAGCAAGTCTTGGGCAAAGGTCACTACATATGCTTGCTCTTCTTCTGTGAAGCCAAGCCTGGATAGCTTGAAATACTTATCAAGCTCTTCCCTTGTTGTTATAATAGTAGCATTAGCTAGAGCCAATGCTCTTAGTGTATTCTGAATAGAAGGTAGAATAGTAACTACCCTCTGCATCCTTAGGAGTTCACTGTATTCATCCTCGGCCTTCTGCATCCGCTCCCTAGCTTGCTCAGGGGTAACACCATAATCAAAGCCCCACTGCCAGGGAGTTAGCTTACTTATTATGGGCTCAAATACAGTCCCAGGCAACATACCCCTAAATAACCTCTCTGGAAATGGGGTAGCCTCCCAAGCCTCTGGAGCAAACTTAGTCTTATAGAGCTCCTCCATCTGAGTCTTCTGCTCTTTAAGAGTCTTTAGCCTTTCTTGTTCTCCTTCTCCCCACTGAGTTGGGAATTCAGGTAGTATTGGTAATATTGGTTCTGCCATATTAACCTCTTATCACTCTCCCACGACCAAGTCTGTTTCTTAACTCTTGTGGTGTAAAGCCACCCCTAGCTTCAGGTGGTGCTATCTCAGGTCTAACAGTAGGTCTCTTCTTTGGTGCTCCAGCCTCTCTCTGGGCTTCCACTCTTCCCATCTCTGGGATAGCAGCTTGACCAGGGGCTGGTGCTGTCATTTGCATTTCTAAAGCATCTGCCATCTTATTAAAAGACCTTGCTTGCTCTAAGTCACCATGAAACTCTAGATATCTAGCATGACCTCTGAAGGCTGCTATCTTCTTCAAAGCCATAGCTTCTGGGGAGTGCATAACATCATAAGTGTCCTTACTCCGTAATATTGCCTGTGGGTCACCTTGTCCTAAGACCTCACTCAGAATAGTTATTGGGTCTAAGTGCTCTTTAAGCTGGTTAGCAATAGTAGCTCTCTCTAACCAGTCCTTAGCAGTAGCAACCTCAGACTCAACATTTATACTTACATCATCTGGTATATCTGTGGGTTTCAGCTTCTCTATAAGCTTACCCTTAATCTCAAAGACACGCTTACTAGATTTAAGGTTGGATAACCAGAACCTATCTGCTTCCTCCACTATAAAGTGCTTAGCATCCATGTAGGGGTAAAGAATCTGATTAGCTGAGCTTGTAGCCATAATGGATAAAGCATATCCAGGCTGCTTCTCAACCATCCCCCACACAGCATCAGTAAAGCTACCTTTCTGTAGTTCCCTTCGGATGTCCAACAGATTAGCCTGAATCTCAATAGGGATAGCTGCAGGGGGGACTCT